AGTGGGTTTTGCATAGCATAGAAAGTATTCGCACCGCCGAAGGGACAATGCCTTGCTTTATTGTGATTGCATACCGCCCGCATGACTGGGAAGCTCAGATCGAGCAACACAAGAAAGAGTGGGAATCAGAGTTAGATGCTGAGAAAAAAGCTGAGAAGTACTGGGCGGCCAAGATAGCTGAGAATAATGGAGGACACGCTAATGAGTAGCAGAGATTCGTTAGACGCAGACTTAGATAGATGGCAAGACGAGCAAGACGAAGACTACATAGACCCTGCTGATGCCGCACGCGAACGTGCTGAGTACTTAGCGGATCAAGAAGACTGATACCAGTACCCTAGGAAATGGTGATGAGTAACGAAGAAATTAGAGCGATGCTTAAACTGTTTGCCCGCCAGTTAGAGATAGCAGCGGAACTTAAACAAATAAAAGAGGACAACAAATGAATGGTAAAGGAAGTAAACGCAGGCCCACGTACGTCTCGATGCGCGAGTTCGGGGATAACTGGGCAAAAATCTTTGAGAAACCAAAACAGAAGGAAGAAGAGAATGTTAACAGCAGAAGTACCAAGAACGAAAATGAGCGACCCCGTAGTGAACAAGCAGACAGCCCTACAGACACAAACGGGCGGGACGCACTATAAGAACATGGCTATTCAACCTGCCGAGTACGCAGAGAAGAACGGCTTGTCTTTGTTGGAAGGTAACGTGGTTAAGTACATAACTAGGTGGAAGTTGAAGGGGCAGCCCTTGTCGGACTTAGAAAAAGCTAAGCACTGCATCGACCTGCTAATCGAGATACACAACGTCAAATGAAAATAACAATAGAAGTAGATGGCGCTGATGCCGAAGAACTTGTAGCTATGATACAACGTGCAACCGAAGCGGTAGAGAAGCTAGAAGCTATCCTTAAGGAGTTTGAAGATGCTGATTGAATGCAGCGTAGAAGAACACTTGCATCTAATTAAGGATGACCCTGTGCGACCTAACTTGTTTGACGCAGACGAGGCTAGGTTTCACGGCCCTTTCAGAGTGTTCGCTGAAGTAGATGAAGATAGCGGGGATGTACAAGCTGTAGTGTGTGTAGTGTTAACAGCGTTCGTAGTTACCGAAGAAGATGACTTGCTTATGTTAGCTAATGGTGAGTTCTTTATGGAAACCGAAGACGGTGAAGATGTAACGAATGCTGACCCCACCCTTGCTTGTCCGTACTCTATTTGGTCTTACAAGAAAGGTGCGGGTAGGCAGTTGATTAGCTCGCTAATAGAATTTGTAACGGTATCTTTCCCGACAGTAGACTCAGTGGTAACGATGTCACCTAAATCAGATAGCGCACTTAAGTTCCATACTAACAACGGCGCGGAAATGTTTTCCGTCAACGAAGACACCATTAACTATTTGTATGAGATAACAGAAGAGGTCGTACTCCACTAATGATTATGTTTGATAAGCTTGAAGACGCGCTAGAAGAGGCTCAATGGTGCGCAGAAAACGAACAGAAAGTGTATATCATTAGGCGCATGGGCGAGTGGTTTAAAGTCATGCCTAAACACCGAATGCAAAAATATTACCTCCACATTGAAGTTGGTTACAGAGGGCGTAAATAATGTTTGTAATAGATAGCTATGGTATAAAACCACCCCGCCGTCTTTCGGCTAAAGAAAGAACGGCTAATCAAGAAAGCATTAGGATGATTAAGCGTAGATGGAATACGTTCGATGATGAAACACGTATGCGTGCGACGAAAACAATACGTTGTTTAGAAACCCAAGGGTTTTTCAGATGATTACCCCTGCGATGATGTGCGTTGCTATGGCAGTGTACTTTGAAGCAAGGGGTGAACCGACAGCAGGACAGATTGCTGTAGCTCATGTAATACAAAACAGAATTGAAGACCCACGTTACCCAGACAATGCGTGTGACGTGGTTAAACAAGGGTACTACTGGAACGGTGTACCTATAAGAAACAAGTGCCAGTTTAGTTTTTATTGTGACGGTAAGTCAGACGACCCGAAGAACAAACAGGCATGGTTTAACTCGCTGTACATAGCGCACTTGAGTGGGTTCGTACCTGATACTACAGATGGCGCGACCCACTACCATAGTACAAAGGTGTTTCCACAGTGGGCATACACCGGCGAGATAACTACTAAGATTAGCAAGCACATTTTTTATACAGGTATTAACTAGTGACTACTACTAAGATAGATCGGCCCACGCTAAACGAAAAAGAAAAACACAGTGCGAAGTTGGCACAACAAGTAGCAGAGTATTTAGCCAAAGGAGGTACGATAACTAGATGCCCTGATCGTGCGTTTACAAAAACCGAAGGTCCCAAGAAAAAATTTGCCGGTAGTCAGTTTGATTCTTTAACTGACCCAACCAACCGAGACGTAGGGGCATACCGGCCTACGAAAAAGGAAGGTTAGATGTACGAATACGAATGTACTATAAGGAGAGTGGTTGATGGCGACACTATCGACGTGGATGTTGACCTTGGGTTTGGTACTTGGCGTTGCGGCGAGCGCATACGTCTTTATGGTATTGATACTCCAGAGTGCCGCACAAGAAATGCAGAAGAAAAAGTTGCCGGACTCTTGGCAAAGAAGTTTGTCGAGGACGCACTGCACGTCGGAGGAACCTATACTCTCCAAACCAGAGAAAAAGGAAAGTTTGGCAGATTCTTGGGAGTGATATTTATATCAGGCAAAACTTCAATCAACACGGCGTTGGTTACAGAACACTTAGCGGTGCCGTACCACGGGCAAAGCAGGCAAGACATAGAAGACGCACACGCAGCGAACTATGAAATTCTAAAAGATAAGGGATGGATGTAAAGTGAATATAATAACAGTAGACTTCGAGACGTACTACGATAAGCAATTTAGTTTATCTAAACTAACAACCGAGCAGTACGTACGAAGCCCTGAGTTTGAAGTCATAGGACTTGCGGTTAAAGTTAACAGTGGGGAAACAGATTGGATAAGCGGGCCATTCGATGCAGTTAAAGAATACTTACACGCTAATTACGATTGGGAAGGTTCTGCTGTTCTTGCCCATAATACTTTGTTCGATGGCTCCATTCTTAGTTGGCTGTTTGATATTCACCCTAAGCTATGGCTTGACACGTTGTGTATGGGGCGCGCACTCCACGGGACGGAAGTTGGCGGCTCGCTTAAGTACTTGGCTGACATGTACGAGATTGGGGAAAAGGGTAATGAAGTAGGGAACGCTATAGGTAAGCACCGCGCAGATTTTACTGAAGAAGAACTAGAACGGTACGGTGACTACTGCATACAAGACGTTGAGCTTACCTATCAGTTGTTCGAGATATTCCTAAAAGTATTCCCGAAGAAAGAACTTAAAGTAATCGACATGACGCTGCGTATGTTTATCGACCCTGCCTTGGAGTTAGATGTAGGCAAGCTAGAAGACCACTTAGACACGCTGAAAGAACAGAAAGAAAAGCTACTGGAAGAGTGCGGCATAGAGAAAGAAGAGCTGATGTCCAACCCTAAGTTTGCTAAAGCACTTGAGTCGCTGGGCGTTGTGCCACCAATGAAAACGAGTTTACGTACAGGCAAGGAAGCCTTTGCTTTTGCCAAGAGTGACGAGGCGTTTAAAGCACTACAGGAACACGACGATGCGCGAGTGCAAGCCCTAGTAGCTGCACGAATAGGTTTGAAGAGTACACTAGAAGAGACACGCACCGAGCGGTTCATTGGTATCGGGATACGCGGGACGATGCCCGTACCGATTCGGTACTACGCTGCGCATACCGGCAGGTGGGGCGGTTCCGACAAGATAAACCTACAGAACCTACCATCACGCGGGCCAAATGCCAAGGTATTGAAATCATGTATTTGCGCCCCTGAAGGGCACACCCTGATCGAAGCTGACTCTGCACAGATAGAGGCCCGTGTCTTAGCTTGGTTAGCAGGACAAGTTGACCTAGTTAGATCGTTTGAGAACGGCGAAGACGTATACAAGAAGATGGCCGCTACTATCTATAACAAGAAGGTGGATGAGATAGACGGTTCGCAACGCTTCATCGGCAAGACCACAATTCTAGGTGCGGGCTATGGTATGGGCGCTGCTAAGTTCCGCGACCAACTAAAAGGTATGGGTGTCGAGGTAGAGGAAGAAGAATGCAAGCGCATCATACGTGTCTATCGTAGTGCTAACGGGGCTATCTCTTCGCTGTGGCGTGATGCACAGAACGTCCTGATGGGCATGTACCAAGACGAACGGTATGGTGTAGGTAAGGCCGGGGTGTTAAAGGTGTTACCAGAAGTTAATGGCATACGTCTACCCTCTGGACTCATCATGCGGTATGGAGACCTAAAGGCTGAAGAAGGTGAGATGGGCTTACAGTTTTCATACAAGACCCGTAGGGGCAGGGTAAACATCTACGGTGGTAAGGTTATAGAGAACGTCTGCCAAGGCATTGCCCGCTGCGTGATGTCGGACCAGATGTTATTGATTTCAAAGAGGTATCCTATACTACTTACAGTACATGACTCTGTGGTATGCTGTGTTCCAGATAGCGAAGTTGATGAGGCTGCGGCCTATGTTGATGAATGTATGCGACACACACCCGCTTGGGCACAGGGCCTTCCGGTGCGTGGTGACGTGGAGATCGGAAAGAACTACGGAGAAGTCACGGAATGGGTAAACCCACATGGTCATTTAGCAGCATAAAGACGTTCGACCAATGCCCCAAGAAGTACTACCACACCAAAGTACTGAAAGATTACAAAGAAGACTTTAACACCGAAGCCATACTGTACGGCAACGAGTTCCATGAAGCAGCGGAGCACTATGTACGAGGTGATGTTGAAGAGCTAGACCCAAGGTTTGACTATGCGTTAACCGCACTAGACAAACTGAAGAACATGAAAGGTGAGAAGCTCTGCGAGTTTAAGATGGGGCTGACCGAGAACCTTGAGCCATGCGGTTTCTTTGATAGAGATGTATGGTTTAGGGGCGTATCGGATTTGACGATACTAGATAGAGAGGCCGGTGTAGCTAAGATATTCGACTACAAGACCGGTAAGTCTGCTAAGTATGCGGACAAGGGGCAGCTTGAACTGATGGCGTTAGCTACGTTCAAACACTTCCCAGAGATAAAAATAGTAAAGAGTGGTCTGCTATTCGTGGTGTGTAACGCGTTTATTAAAGAGACGTACACCATAGAGAACGAGCCTAAGCTATGGAAAAAATGGCTAGGGGAGTACGGCAAGCTAGAGAAAGCGTTTGAGGTAGATACTTGGAACGCAAGGCCATCAGGGCTTTGCCGCGCATGGTGCGTGGTACTGGAATGCCCCCACAACGGTAAGAGGTAACGACATGCCGTACAAGAACCCTAAAGATAGACCGAAGCAAAAGAACAAGCCTAAAGATAGCCCTGAGTTCAAGGCTCGTATGGAACGCCAACGCGCTAGACGTAAGATGGACAAAGAAGGTAAAGACAAGAACAAGAACGGCAAAGCGGATAAGCGTGAAGGTAAAGACGTTAGCCACAAGAAAGCTCTAAGCAAAGGTGGTAGTAACAAGGACGGCGTGACTGTAGAGAGCCGTAGCAAGAACCGCGCTAGAAATTATAAGAAGAAAAAGAACGCAACATAGAGAAGTAACTACAGGCGAGAATGATGCAAATTATAGATAACAGGGGCTTGCTCTTGCGGCTCCGCAACCCTGCAAAAATCACAACAGCAATACCAACAAGTAAAGTAGTAAGCGAGCATGAAGTACTAGTTAAATGGGGCGTAGACGAAGCCCGAGTACTTAGAAACTTAAACGTCCATGACGTACCCTCACCTATTATGGGTAAGTACGACTGGCCGGGGCGGTATAAACCTTTTGAGCACCAGAAGACTACTGCTTCTTTCATGACTATGAACCGTCGAGCCTTCTGCTTTAACGAGCAGGGCACAGGTAAAACAGCTTCTGCTATCTGGGCTGCTGACTTCTTAATGACGCAGAAGCTAGTAAAACGTGTACTGATTATATGTCCGCTGTCTATTATGGACTCTGCTTGGCGGGCTGACCTGTTTAGTTTTGCCATGCACCGTACAGTCGAGATAGCGCACGGCGCTAAGAAAAAACGCCAAGATATAATCAACGGTGATGCTGAGTTCGTCATCATTAACTACGACGGTGTAGAGATAGTACGTGATGAAGTAGCTGCCGGTGGGTTCGATCTTATTGTTGTGGACGAGGCAACTCACTACAAGAACGCACAATCTAAACGGTGGAAGATACTAGCAAGTGTCATGAAGCCCGAAACTTGGCTATGGCTGATGACCGGTACTCCTGCGGCACAGTCCCCCGTTGACGCGTATGGGCTAGCTAAACTTGTTAACCCTAAAGAAGTACCTAAGTTTTTCGGCGCTTTCCGTGAGATGGTAATGCACAAGGTAACCCAGTTTAAGTGGGCACCGAAACCTAATGCTACTGAGACGGTGTACAACTGCCTGCAACCGGCAATACGTTTCACTAAAGAACAGTGCCTAGACTTGCCAGACATGACCTACGTTAAGCGTGAGGTAGCGTTAACCGCACAGCAGAAGAAGTACTACGACCTCCTACGTAAACAAATGATGGCTACTGCGGATGGGGAACAGATAACTGCGGCCAATGCAGCGGTCAACATGAACAAGCTACTACAGATTTCATGTGGTGCGGTCTATACGGATACTGGCGAGACAATAGAGTTTGACGTCAAGAATCGGTATAAAGTTTTACGCGAGGTAATAGACGAGTCGAGCCAGAAAGTACTCATCTTTGTGCCGTTCAAACATGTTATAGGGATACTGCGAGAGAAACTGACTAAAGATGGTATAACAAATGCGGTTATAAACGGCGACGTGTCTGCGCAAAAGCGCACCGCTATCTTTAAAGAGTTCCAAGAAACTAGCGACCCCCGAGTACTTATCATACAGCCGCAAGCTGCTGCGCATGGCGTGACACTTACTGCGGCGAATACAATCGTATGGTGGGGGCCAACGTCTTCCCTAGAAACCTATGCCCAAGCTAACGCACGCGTACACAGATCAGGTCAGAAACACCCGTGTACTGTAGTTCAGTTAGAAGGCTCTATGGTAGAGAAGCATATATACAAGATGCTAGACCAGCGCATTAACGTGCATACAAAAATGATTGATTTATACCAAGATATACTTGAACTATAAGCTAAACTGCACTATATTAGATAAAACATAACTATAAATGGAGTATGATGACATGACAGACGCTGTTGTGCCGGACCTTGACCGCCTCGTTTCTGTGTACGTAAAGATTCGGGACAAGAAGTCAGAGTTAGCGGCTGAGTTTAACGAGAAAGAAAAAGAGCTTGACGCCAAACTAGACAAGCTAAAAGCAGTACTACTAGAACATTGTAAAGAGACCGGAACCGAATCTGTGAAGACCGCTTCTGGTACGTTCTGGCGCACCCAGAAGAAACGTTTTTGGACTAGCGACTGGGAGGCAATGAGTAGGTTTGTCGTGGATAACGAAGCAGTTGACCTACTAGAGAAACGAATTAGCCAAGGCAACATGCGGCAGTTTCTTGAAGAAAACCCCGAACTACATCCGCCGGGGCTGAACGCGGATAACGAGTACACGATAACTGTACGGAGAAAGAAATGAGTGAGCTAGAAAGTTACGTCCCTGTAGAGGAAGTGGCCGACTATCTTTCTGTAAAGGTGAGCACTATCAGGCAGTGGGTAAACAAGGGGTTCATACCAAAAAGTACCTACATAAAAGTGGGCTACACATACCGCTTTAACATACCTGCCGTGATAGAAGCGCTTAAACAGGAAGAGCTAAGCCCCGACCCTACGCAAATAACAGAACAACTAGAACTAAACTTTAATGAGGAAGATGACTTATGAGCGAATTAGCTTTATTCGATAACATGCCAGAAGAATACAAGAACTTGTTGGCGCAACTAGAGCCAGACACTAATGCTAGTGGTGGCAAGAAGCAAGGTGGCACTAACCGTTTAAGTATTCGTGGCGGGGTATTTCGCAAAGTAGTAAACGGACAGGAAGTAGGCGAACTTGAGTCGCGCTCGATAAACATAGTTATCGTTAAGACTTCTCCTATCTCTCGTATGTACTACGATGCTCAGTACACAGCCGGTGCGAGCAACCCCCCATCTTGTTGGTCTGCGAGTTCTGCCGACGGTAAGCCTTCTGGTGACGTGCCAAGCGATACTCGCCAATCTGGGTCATGTTTTGATTGCCCACAGAACATTAAAGGTTCTGGACAAGGCCAGTCTCGTGCGTGCCGCTATCAACAGCGTGTAGCTATAATGCTGACCGATAGCGATGGCAAGTTAAAGTCTAACGCCGTGTACCAGTTGTCATTACCTGCTACTAGTATATTTGGCGACGATAAAAAGAAGATGGGTTTACAGACTTACGCCCGTCTAATCGACGCGCAAAGAGCACCATTAGCTTCGATAGTTACAGAACTACGTTTCGATACTGATAGTTCTACGCCCAAGCTATGTTTTAAGCCGGTACGTGTACTCGCTGAAGACGAGATAGGAATGGCAGTGGAGGCTCAGAAAGACGAAAGCACGCTAAAATTAGTTACCCTATCTGTAAAACCTAAAGAAGTGACTAGCGTTCCACAACTAACTGATGCTAAAGTTCCAAGCCCTGTTTCGGAAACTCCGGCGTTGTTTGCGGAAGAAGCAGAGGAAGAAGTAGAGGAGCCAAAGGTCAAGGTTTCTAAGAAGAAGCAAGATGCCCCCAAGCCAGACGTAGATTTGGCTTCTTTACTCGATGAGTTTGATGATTAAAATAAAACGGGTGTCCTCGGGCACCCGCACCTCTCTTATGTATGGATAAATTATGGACACCAAACAGTTTCTAAGTACTGTGTTGGGTGATGAAGGATACTACTGCGTAGCAGGTTTTAAGGACGGCAAGTTAGTACAAAAATTCTATGGTTCCTTAGACTCTGTTGCCGAAACCGCAGCTAATTTTGATCTAGAAGGGCGCGATGCTTACTTCGCGCTAGGTACTTTTATTGAGGGTACGAACCGCAAAGCGGATAACGTACGCCAGTTGAGGGCACTTTTCTTAGACATAGATTGCGGCGCAGGTAAGCCCTACCCTACCCAACGTGAAGCTCTAATCGCATTGCGCGATTGGTATACCAAGTATGATTTGCCGCGCCCTACTGTAGTTAATTCGGGCTACGGCCTTCACGTATACTGGACGCTAGACAAGTCTTGTACGCGGGAAGAATGGCTCCCTGTTGCGGGTAGTTTAAAAGCTGCATGCCTTCAAGATGGGCTAGCTATAGACCCTTCAGTAACTTCTGACGCAGCGCGAATCCTACGAGTACCGGACACGCGTAACTTTAAAGACTCTATACCAAAACAAGTTAAGGTTCTTCTCGAAACGAAAGCTGAAGTTAGCTTGCAAGAGTTTGCCGCTAAGCTGCCCACAGAAATGATACCAGTATCCTCCGCAAGGACATACTCGGACGAAGACGCCAAGGACATGGCGCGGGCGATTGGCGAAAACAAATACGCAAAGAA